TCGGCCGTGCTCGACGTGGGCGCCGTGGCGCGCGAGGTGGTGAGGCTCGCCAGCGCGATCAGCTGGCGGATGGAGCTGGAATCTGCGCTGAGCACGCATGTTGCGCTGCGCAGCAGGCTCGACATGGAGGCGCCGGGATCATGAGTGGAGCAGTGGGGAAGGTGTACGTCGGCGACACCGGCACGGAGATCGTGCTCGATTGCGGCACGGATGTCAGCACGGCCAGCGCACGCGCGGTGCGGGTGCGCAAGCCGGACGGCAGTACGCAGACATGGCCGGCAACTGCGGAAGGCGCCAACGCGATCAAGGCCGTTGCGGCCGCAGGCGCGTTCGACCAGCGCGGGGTATGGCGGCTGCAGGCCGAGGTGACGACGACCGCCGGCAAGTGGCTGGGGCAGACGGTGCGGCTGCCGGTCTATGCGGCGTGGGAGTGATCCTGCTGCGGCCGTTGACGGACCGAATCAGACACCCGTCATGCGGCGGTCGAAGCCGTCCGGATCGTCTTCGGGCTCGACGAACTCGCCGTTGACGTAGTACTTCGCGCGCGCCTGTTCGAGACGCTTAGATTGAGCTTCCATTTCAGCCAGTCGCTCAGGAGAAACAGGCGGCAGGGGGCGCGGCTCCCCGACCCCGATGCACAGAGGCAGACCGCCTTTCAAATCTCGCTTGCCCATATCTCGACCACCTTCCCGCGCCGAACAACACGCTGTGGCGCCATCTTGAGCGAAGGCATGAACAAGACTTCTCGCTGCTCCGGCTTTGCCGACAGGCTGCTGATGTCCCGTCCTGTCTTGCTCTCCAAGATCAACACGGCCCGCCCACGCAACCGCTCGCTTTCGACCGCAGAAGCCCCGACGAAGCCAGGATGATAGACCTCTGGCTGCGTTTCGTGGTTCCGAACGAACTGTTCGAAGTCCTCGGCACCGATGGGCCGCTCCTTCACCCCGCGAAAGACGGTGCCGACGAACGGCGGGAGCTTCAACAAGCCGGCGTGCAGCGCATGCGCCACCGGGAAAACTGCCTCGTACTCTTCCGGCGACAGATCGGCCATGCGCATCATGGCATTGATGCGCGCGAACCACGGCTCGCCCGACGTGTCCAGCGTCCAAACGTGGATTGCCACCTTTTCCACCAAGCTTAAGCCGGCGGCAGAGACATCGGACGGCAGCCCGCGCGACAGCACGCCGATGGCGGCGCGGTCGAACAGTTCCGAGCCAAGGCTGCGACGCATCAGATCTTCGGTCATGGGGGCATTCTGAACGGCCAAGGCCAAGGCTTCGACACGGCGCGCAAGCTCTGTGGCGTCACACCACACCCCGCGCGCGCGCACCTGCTTCGCCGCGAACGTCGTCGCGCAGCTGGCCTGCCGCGCCTTGATGACCCGCACCAGGTCCTCGTTGCCATCGGTCGGCTCGCCCTCCCATCCCGCGTCGGGCTCGACGGCCGGCGCCGGCTTGCCCAGCCCGCGTGCGCGGGCCTGGGCCTCGGTCAGCGCGATACGGGTGCAGCGACAGTTGTACCCACAGGGCGGCGTATGCCACACCTTCCAGACCGGGTCGTCGATCGGCGCGACGTGCCCGTCCATCGCCGCATGCGTGGGCCGGGTGCGGTCGTCGTTGATCGCGTCCCACATGAGGTAGCCGCGCGCCGCGGCGTTCTCGCGCTGCTGGATCGTGCGGCCGATGCCGTAGTGGGTCTGCACCGCGTTGCGAAAGATCAGCTCGCGCCGCGCGCGGCCGAGCTCGAAGACCGACGCCGGCAGGTTGCGTTGCCACTCGGCGAGCGTGGTGCCGGCAGCGGTGGCTTCGCCCAGGCTGTCGGCGACCTGCTGCACCTGGTCGAGCGCGGCCAGGCCGGCGATGGCGAAGCTGCGCGCGCGCACGGTCTGCAACCTCGCGCCGTAGAACTCCTCGGGCAGCACCGCCTTGCGCTCGCGTGCCCAGGCGATGGCCTCCTCGAAGGGCACGTCGAAGTCAAGACGCGGCGCCGCGCGGGCGCCGCTGTCGAAGCGGTTCATGCCTGCCGCTCGTCGGCGGCCACATACCCCAGCACCGCCGCCGAGAAGCTCGCGCGCTCCAGCGCCTGCTGAAACCTCGGATCGGCCTGCGGCACCAGCGCCGCCAGCCGCGCGCGCAGGTCGGCCTCGTCGCTGGCGGCAAGCACCGCGGCGCGCACCAGCTCGGGTGGGATCGGGTCTCCCGGGTCGAGCCCGGCCAGGGCGTCCTCGATGCCCTGCTGCACCGGCGTGAATTCGCGCTTGGAGGCGCGAAAACTCGTCGCCGGCTGCTGCCCAGGTGCCGGCTCGCCACCGTTCGCACCGCCTGCGCCCTTCTGGCCCGCCGGCGGTGGTGCATACAGGTCGGCCATCGTGAATTCGCCCAGCTCGAGGTCGTAGCGCTCGGAGATGTACCCCGGCGTCAGCCGCACGCCGACCTTCTCGACCAGGATCGCGTCGCGCGCCGCGCGCTCGGCTTCGAGGCCGGTGTCGTCGGCGATGATGAAGCGCGGCGCCTCGCCGGCACGGGCGTTGAACTGCCACAGCGCATCGACCAGTCGCTGCACCGTGGCGCTGACGAGGCGGATGTCGGCGTTGCGCCGATCCAGGCGCACGTCGTCGGCCACCTTCGCCGCCGAGTAGCTGCCGCCCGAGCTGGCGTCCGTCGTCAGGGTCTGGCCGAGAACCAGCTTCTGGATGCGCCGGCAGTACACCGCGTCAAAGTCATAGAAGTGGGTCGCGCCGGCTCTCGGCTGCACGGCTGTCACTTCATCGCCGACTCCAACCGCGATCGCGCTGCCGGCCAGCGCTTCGACCAGGCTTTCGGCAAACGCGGCCGGGTCCGCGGCCGTCTTGCCCACCAGCAGCGGCGTGCCGAAGCGCTCGAGCCAGCGCATCCAGTGCTGCCAGCCGTGCTGCCGGAAGTACCAGGGCCAGTACGCGCGCGACAGCAGCGCCTCGCCGTAGGGGTTGCGCGCCGAGCCCTGCCGCACGGTGAGCAGGAACTTGCGCGGATCGACCGCCTCGTCGCCGGACGGCCCGCTGTTCGGGCTGCGGTACGTCACGCTCACCCCGTCGGTCTGCGGCACGAACCACTCCATCGGCTTCTCGGACACGCTGGCGATGCCGACGGCGCGCTGGCCGTCGTTGCGGTAGACGACCTCGGCCACGCTGTAGCCGTAGGGCACGGCCGCGAAGGCGGCGCACAGCAGCGTCTCCATGTGCGGGAGCAGCTCGGCGGCGAGCTCGATGCGCCAGCGCGCGGCGCCGCCTTCCAGGCGCCACGGCATGCCGAGCAGCGCCTCGCGCCGGGTGTCGAGCGCGGCCGTGATCTCGTCGTCCATCTCGACCACGCGCAGCCGGTGCCGCTGGATGCCGGCGCGGCGCAGGGCCTCGTCGGGGTCCGGCAGCTGAGAGGCGATCATGAACATGCGCTCCATCGTCGCCTGCTCGCGGGTCAGGCCGCCAGCGGCAGCGAAGGTGGTGGCGGGCGCGGGCGCGGGCGCGAACCAGCGGCGCAGGGAATCGAACGGATTCATGGTTTGGGTCCCTCGGTGAGCATGTCGGCCACAGGCGGCTCGGCGGCCGCGCTGTCGCTCAGGATGCGGCTGATCTGCCGCTCGGTCAGGCCGAAGCGCAGCGCCAGCTCGACCTGCGACTCGCCGGCGTCGTACCGCGCGGCGATCTCCTCGTTGCGCCGCGCGAGCAACCAGGCCAGGCAGCGCGGCACGGCGAGCACGCCGGGGCCGATGGCGCCGGCGATCTGCCGGGCCCATTGCAGGCCCACGGCGCGCGCGAGCGCATCATTCGGGTGCGGATCGGCGCGCACGAGCACGCGCGTGCCGCCCAGGCGCGCCGCGAGCTGGATCGCGGCATCGAGGCCGACCGACTCGATCAGCGGCTGCATGCTGGCGGTCATGGAGCTGGAGGACTTGGTCATGCGGCGAGATTGGTCGTCGTGAAACGCGAGCCGGCGAAAGCGACGCGACCAGGGCTCGCGGCCAGGGCCTGCCAGGCGTAGACGCAGGCGTCCACCATGTCGTCGTGCGTGCCGACGGGGAACGACAGCAGTTCGCGCTCGAACTCCGGCGGCAGGTCGGGCGCATGGTGAATCAGCCCCTGCTCGTAGCGCGCCGCCAGCGGCTGGAAGCGGGCCACCTTGTCGCGGTCGGGGCGCACGCCGACCACCGGCAGCGTGGTCGTGCGCAGCAGCTCCTGCACCGCCGCGGCCTGGTACTGCACCGACTCGATCGCGATCGAGCGCGGCCGCCACTGCGCCGCCAGCGCCTTGATGCGCTCGATCGCCCCGTGGAACCCGGTGCGCAACCGCTCTACGTGCAGCAGCCAGACATGCCCGGCCGAATCGCGCGTCATCACCGCGACGGCGGTGTAGTCCGCGCCCTGAGCCTCGCTGATAGCCAGGTCGACGCCCATCGTGCACCAGGGCGCGAACTCTGGCGAGCCGATGCGGATGTGCTCGCGCTTGACCAGCGCGCCGGCGGCGGAGACGAATTCGGCGCCGTACTCCCGCCGGAAGCTCATCGCCGGCAGCTCGGCGCGGGCGCGCTCGACCTCGTCGGCGCGCCAGTACGGCGAGTCCCAGGTCGGAAACGACCAGCTCTGCACGTCGGAGTCGCCGCCCCGACCGCGCTGCCACAGCCGGTGGAACCATGAGCCCTCGATGCGCGGCGACGACACCAGCAGCGCCCGGCCCTGCTGCACTCCGAGCATCGGCGACAGCACGTCGGTCCAGACGTACTCGTCGCAGTAGTCAGCCTCGTCGACGACCAGGAATCCCAGCGTGCCGCCACGCAGGTTGTCGGGCCGCTCGGCCGACTTGAACCACAGCTCGCCGCCGTCGCGGGCGATGATCGCCCGGTCGCCCAAGCGCACGTCGAGCGCCTTCGGCGCGGCGCGCACGATCGCGCCGGCGAGCTTGCGCACCAGCCGCCAGCCGATTTCGCTGGCCTGGTACGTCGGCGCCACCCACCAGGCCGAGGCGTGGCCCGCCATCAGCTCGCGCAGCGCCAGCCATGCGGCCAGGCGCGTCTTGCCCCACTGGCGGCCGGTGACGAGCACGCGCACCCTGGCCGGCGAGTCGGCCACCGCCCGCTGCGAGGCGTGCAGCTCGGGCAAGATGAACTCGCGCGGCTTCACCATGCTAGTCGGATCGGCGCGTCCGCGTCGCCGCTGAGCTGCACGCGATCGACGAAAGCGCCGACGTGCTTGCCGAGCAGCTCTGTGGCCTTTATCGCCGGAGCGAAGTCGCCCTGCTCTTCGGCCTTGCGCTGCAAACGCTTCAGGTCTTCGATGACCTGAACGACGGTGGTGCCGGTCGCCTCCGACATGGCTTTGCAGCCAGCGGCGATAGCTGCGGAGATGTCAGGTTTCGACAGGTTTTCAGAAGCCGTCCTGTTTGCCGTTCTGGCGCTGTAGCCGGCCCTGCGCGCTGCCGCGCTGGCGTTCCAATCGATCATGTACTCTTCGACGAAGCGCTGCTGCTTCGGAGTCAAGCCTGCCACGGCGACACCTCCACGCGGACGAAGCCGCCGATCTGCTCGTGATCGAGCACGGCCGTGAGCGTCCATTTTCCGTCATCGACGCCGAGCACGTCGGCCAGGCCGTCGAGGCCGGCCTTCATACTGGCGATGCAGTTGTCCAGGTCGCGATGCCGGCGGTCTGGCGGGGAGAAGGTCATGCTGATCGCCAGTGCTGGCGCGGTGATGCGTGCGGCGCCTTGCGCCCGGGCCTGCCAGGCACAGGCCAAGCGGAAGCGCTTCTTGGCCCGGGCCAGGGCCGACCAGTGCGCGTGCCTGGCGTTGGGGCTCAGGTCGCGCGGCGGCCAGGGGAGGATGAGAATCAGCGTCACGCGCACACCACGGCAAAGCGGCGGGACCGCGTCAGGGCCACATAGGCCAGGCGGTTGCGCTGCTGCGCGTCGCGGCAGCGCTGGAAGCTCGTCCAGTCCAGCACCGCGGCGTCGAAGGTGCTGCCCTGGCTCTTGTGCACCGTCATCGCGTAGGCGTAGCGCAGCGAGGCGAAGCGCGCCTTGAGCGTCCACCCCTGCTGCGACGCCGCCTTCATCGCGTGCTCGATCGCGCGCCGCTCGCCGGCGACGGCGATCTGCAGGCGCAGCTTCAGTCGGCGGTACTCGGCGAAGTGCTCGCTGATGTCGGCCTGCCACTGGCGCTGATCCGCCGGCACCCAGCACACCAGGCGCGCGCCTTCGTCCGTGCACAGCGTCAGCTTGTAGGCCGGACGCCCGGCCTCAGAAGGATGCGGCGATTCCACGCTGCCGACGACAGTGAGCAGCGCCGAATTGCGCACAGGCATCCGCTTCGGTGAGGGCAGCCCCTCGGTGCCCGGCGCGAAGGCATTGAAGCCGTCCTGCGCGATCAGCAGCGTATCGGGCGGGTAGTCGCCCTGCCCCATATGAACCAGCGTGTGCACGCTGGCGTTGATCGCCTGCACGGTGTTGTTGTCGAAGGCCAGGGCACGCGTGTCCTGGCCGTGGGCGATCGCGTCGGCCACCAGGCGGGAGACCTCGGCCACGCCGCCGGGCCGGATGTCCAGGAACGCGTCGTCGCCGGGGTGCAGCTGCCCGGCCATCGTATCGAGGCCGAAGTCCTCGCCGGCGTCGATGCAGCGCCTGGCGGCGGTTGCCAGGCGGATGATCGGGTTGTCCTGCGCCTGGCGCACCACCTCGAGCAGCCGCCAGTGCAGCGGCACGTGCGATCCGAAGACGGGCGACAGGGTGATGGCGCCGGGATCGCGCGAGGAAGCGCGGTTCTGATCGACCGGCGGCAGCTGGGCCGGATCGCCGACGAACAGCAGCCGGCAACGCCCCCGCTTCGACAGGGCCGAGGAGAACAGGCCGGGGCTGACCATGGACGCCTCGTCGATGACGGCCAGGTCGAAATTGCGCAGGTCGCCAGAGTCGCCGCTGTCGGTGAGTTCCTGCAGCCCGTCGGGGCGCTCGGTCACGCGCAGGGCCAGCGCGGCGTGCAGCGTCATCGCCTCGACTGTGGTGTCGCCGAGCTTGTCGCCGATGACCGAAAGCGCCTTGTGGGTTGGCGCCAGCACGGCGATGGCGATGCCGTCGCGGGCCAGGGCCTGCACGACGTGGGCGACGACGGTGGTTTTGCCAACGCCGGCATAGCCGGCGAGCGTGGCGACCGCGTGCGGCGACTGCCCGGCGCCGAAGCGCAGCATCTCGTCGGCGACGGTTTGCTGCGCTGGGGTGAGGGTTGGCGCGCTCATTGGTAGACCGCCCAAGGCGTGGTAGACCATGCCGGTCTACCAATCAAGTGCTTGATACAGAACGAGTTTTTGAATTGGTAGACCGGTAGACCGGTAGACCCTATTAACGTGTTTTCTTTCATAGGTGATATCGGTGTGCCCGGCTCCCGAAGGAGCCAATTCGAAAGAGCCAGGTCTACCGGTCTACCGGTCTACCTTTCTCTATGAACGAGCGGTAGACCGGGCGGTCTACCATTGCGCCCACTGCGAGCTTTTCGACGACGAACTGGCGGGCGACGATGACCTGGCCGCGGCCGGTGGAGCTGCGCACGTCGGTGATCTCGTCGTCTTCGTACAGCGTGGCAAGCAGCTTCTCGCGCTCGTCGGCAGACAACCGGCGGTAGGCCTTGCAGAACTTCGGCAGGTCGCGCCTGAGCATGCCGGCGGGCCCCTGGCGCACCAGCATCTCCATCAGGTAGCTGGCCGCGTCGGGCCTGGCGTCGTCGTCGTCGCCGAGTAGGGCCACCTGCGCCAGCGTGACCTCCAGGCACTCGCGGGCCAGGCGGTCGCAGAAGTCCAGCATCGGTGCACGCACCAGCGGCGCAGACGGGTTTTCAAAAGCGGCCATGCCCACGCACAGCCGCCGCATCGTGGCCCGGTGCCCCCAGCTCAAGGGGCGCAGGTGCGCCTGCAGGCCGGCCGCGTGCTTGATCCAGCGCGCCTCAGCGCCTTGCAGGTCGCAGGCGAAGCGCACCACGGTGGGCGTGGGCATCAGCAGCACCGAGTCGATCTCGGGCTTCGGGGCCGCACCCATGGCGTCGATGCCGCGCATCGCCAGCAGCTGCTGCGCCACGTGCGCGGGCAGCGCGGCGGCGGCGCTGGCGCCGCGGTCGGACCATCCATCGGCGTCCAGCGCCGGCACCATCAGCATGCAATCCAGCGCGCCGCGGCCAAGCTCCTGGCGCTTGAACACCTGGCGCAGCGCCGGCTCGGCGATGGCCGCCAGCAGCGTCAGCGCCGGCCGGTACAGCGTGGGCATGTGCTTGTCGGCGCCGGGCACGTCGTCGGGGCGCTGCTTCAGGCCCAGCTCGGCCCAGTTGTCCAAGGCGATGTTCTGCCCTGCATGCACCCGGCCGGCCAGCACGTTGTGCGCGATCGACAGCAGCCCGGACGGCTGGCGCTTGGCCGCCGAAAGCTGGTCGCCCCAGTCGTCGGCCGCGTACAGCACCGACGGGCTGCGCACGAAGCCGGCATATACCTGCTGCGCGCTTTGCAGCCGCTGGCTGCGCACCAGGCGGCGCAGGTTCAGGTCGATCAGCGCGCTCTCGGCCGCGGCCATCATCGGCCGCGCCTGGCTGGCGCTGGGCGTGACCAGGCCGATGTACACGCTGGCCGGGTCGGAGAACTCGCTCACGTAGCGCCGGCCTGCGCACGCAGCCGCCAGCGCCAGCGCCGTGGCCTGCGCCAGCAGCGGGTGTGCCGAAGGCGACGAATCGAACACCCAGCGCGCCAGATCGTTCAGCCCCTGCACCGGCATGCCGAGCGCGGCCACGCGCGGGCCGCTCACCAGCTCGGGCACCGTGTGCGCGGTGCGCGGGTCGGGCGCGCCGCCGTCGAGCAGCTGCAGCGCCGGCGGCGCGCGGCGGAAGCCGTTGCGGTAGGCCAGGTCGAACACCGTGCCGAGCTGGATCGCCTGCCCCATCGGCTTGCGCGTGAAGCTGCGCCATACGCGCGCCAGGTCCTGCGGGTCGTACTTCTCCGGGCAGGTCTGCGACCAGGTGCCCCACAGCTCGAACCCGAGCGCGCCGCCCACGTCCTTGTGCAGCGCCATGCCCACGTGCAGCCAGGTCTCGCGCTCCAAGGCCGGGATCATGGACAGCGCCGCGCGGATCTCGTCGATCTCGGCCTCGGCCAGCCGCCGCGCCTCGGGCGCCTGCACGGCCGCGCCTGCCGCGGTGGCCGGCGCA